TTCAGGGATAAGTATTCTCTGTGACGATCCAGCAGTATTCAAGGCAATGGTTTTAGCTAACACACCATGCCCTGTAAATGATTTTAGCACTGGTAAACTACTCATGGGAAAGAGTGCATTGCTAAAGTATAGAGAGAACCCTTCCGTTTTTGTGGTGGGGTATAAAGATAATAAGTTATTTTGGGACACCTTGTTAAAGGTAGGGGAGGAATTAGAATCAAATGAAGAATCAAATCAAGAAGATGCTACTAGCAAGCTCAGTCTTAGTGACCGTTTCAGGACAAGCAAACGCAGAGACAGGTGAGCAAAAGTTACAGGCTTTAGTTGACAGTATTAATGTTATAGATAACAGACTACAGTTGTCTATCCAGTTAGGCATAGGTGCTACAGGATATGCAGCTGCAGGTGGTGTAGTTGTAGACGGTTCAATGGACGATGGTCACATTTCTAGTTCAATGCTTACAGCTTATCTAGATGCTGTAGATCAAGTGATGCAACATGATTATGCTACAGCACAGACAGCTGAACAACTGTTTGTACAGGAACATGTGGCTGCTATGAACAACTTAGCCTTAGCTGTTGACACATTAGTAGATGCTACAAGTATTCTTATAACTGCTACATCTGTTGCTGAAGTTGCAACGGAAGCTGACACAGCACCTGAGCAGGTAGCTCTACAGGGTATGTTAGCTACAGATGAGTACTCTATAGATGCAGGTGAAGTAGACACATACAACCAAGCATTAGATTCTGTTGAAGGATATGCTCAACAAGCTGGTGCATTCATGGCTGCTGCTAACAACGAAAGCTTAACAGCAAGTATCGACAGTTATGCATCACAGAATAGTATTGTCATAGGTAACTACTCAGCACTAACATACACACAAAGCATTGACGAGTTTGTCATTACATGGGATAATTACGGTAATGCTACAGGTTGGAATGGTTATCTAACAGATGACATGAAGGATGCTGATGATATATACGGTGCAGCTACTTACATAGTACAGCATGGGTCATTAGCTAACAGTGATACACAACCATGATTGAAGATGCAGAAGTAAAAGTAGGTGGGTTTACATTCAAGGGGTGGTACATAGCTGCTGCCCTACCCATACTAGGATCTCTTAGTGGTGGTATCTATTACGGATATGATACACTACAAAGGTTCTATGCTGTCGAGTCAGGTATAGAGACTGTTGTTTCTAAATCTAAATCATTTGACAGTACTGCAGGTAAACTTAGCTCACGTATTCAAACACTAGAACAGGCGGTACAAGACAATGACGTTAGAGGACTTAACACAAGGTTGGCTACAGTTAGCACACAAATGCAAACAATCCTGGAGCAACAGAAAGAGTTGCTTGACTTACGTAGTCAAGTTGAGAGATCGTCTGGGATCACTGATAGTTTGGGTGATAAGCTTGACAAATACCAAACGGAAATAGATGACATATGGAAAGCATATGATTCCTTAGTTGACAATCCATTAAAGTAATGAAAGAGTATTATGGCAAGTAACCTTAACAAAGCAAAGATGAAGTGTAACTCTCCTAAAGCTACATCTGGACACAAGACAAAGTCTCATGTTGTCAAAGCATGTGCTAATGGTAAGGAGAAAATCATAAGGTTTGGACAGAAGGGTGTTAAAGGTAGCCCTGATGGAACAGCTAGGAACAAGGCATTCAAAGCACGGCATGCCAAGAACATTAAAAAAGGTAAGATGAGTGCTGCTTACTGGGCAAACAAGGTGAAGTGGTAATGGCATCTCCTACTCCTACAAACAAAGCATTGTATAGTCGTGTAAAGACTGAAGCTAAACGTAAATTTAAGGTTTGGCCTAGTGCTTATGCATCAGCTTGGCTCACTCGTGAGTACAAGAAAAAAGGTGGTAAGTACAAAGGTACTACTGCAAACAAGGTAAGGAAGAACTAATGGCTAAGGGTGTTAAACATTATTTTAGAGATGGTACAGAGCATAAAGGTGGTATGCACAAGATGCCAAATGGTCAGATGCATTCAGGTAAGACACACGGTAAAACCAGTAAACGTTTGTATCACCTTAAAGACCTGAGTGCTACATCAAAAAAGAAGGCTAAGAAGTAATGGCTAAGGGAGGTCTAGGTAAATGGTTTGGTGAACAGTGGATAGATGTCAAGACTGGTAAGCCATGTGGACGTAAGAGTTCTAAGAATAGTAAACGCCCTTATCCAGCTTGTAGGCCAAAGGCTGTAGCTGGTAGTATAAGTAAGAAAGAGGCAGCCAAGAAAACAGGACCAAAGAAAGTTAAGTGGTCTACAACTGCATCAGGAAAGAAAAGGAAATAAAGAAAGCCCCAAGGAGAAATCCAAGGGGCTTTACTTTTATGTATCTATGTACCAACTTAAACATTGGAATGATTTTATATTCCATTCCTTAACTTTAAGTAACTCTGTGACACCAATCCTTAGACTGTACTCACATTCTTCCATACTATTATAAACTGTCTGATCAGTTGAAGTTAAACATGTTGTTGTTTCCAAGTAACACATCAATATAATGGGCGTAAACATTATCCACCTTCCATTTCCTTTATTAATCTATCTAAGTACCATCTAGCTTTACGTAGATCTTCTACAGGTTTCTGTTTGTATCTGTATCTATGTAAATATTTCTTACAGTTACCCTCAAGGTATCCCATGAACATCATGTTATCCATGTTGTCTCTCATGTAGTCTATGCATTCTATTCTACCATTACCGTAGTGTGGTGGTTGGTTGACAACATCAGGTTGCACCTCATCCTGAACAGCTTCTAGGTTCCACTTAGCCATCATACAGATTCCTTCTGTAGGTCAATGAGTTCAGCATCTTTGTAAGGTATGTGAAAGAACTTCTCTCCCTTGACAATGTACCTACCTCTAGCTTCCTTCAAGCCATCTTGTGTAAGTAGAGTATCCTTGATTCTCCATGCTTGCTGCATGTCAGCCCTGAAGATGTAGAAGTTAAGCACACCCTTCTCTTTGTACATGTTGACAAGCCTACCCTTACGTTCAGGTAATCTTATCTCAGCCCATGATGGGTTCCAAGAACCCTTCCATCCTGTCTTAACCTCAGCCTCATTGAAGTATGTGTAGTCACCTTTCTGTGATACAACATCTACATTGAAGTCTTCCTTTGTACTGACAATGGTATGACCTACACTCTGTAAGTACTCAGCTAACCTGTCCTTAGCTTTACCATCGTATGCTTCATACAATGCACGGCTGAATGGTCTCTTTGTCATAGTCATTAGTATCTTCCTTCTGTAAGGTCAGGGTCTAGGAACACTCTTAGTTCTGCATAGCCACCAATGAGTGAACCATCAGATGAGAATATTTGTGGTACAGTTTTGATACTTGATCTCTTTAGTAGTGTCAAGATCCACATAGAACTCTGGGAGTGTACGTTATATTCTGTGTAGCCTTGATTATTTTTGTCAAGTAGAGCCTTAGCTGAACCACAGAAGGGACAGTCATCTTTTGTTATTATAGTATACATGTTAACCTTTCTTTATGTTAAACCCTGGATTGCTCCAAGGACTAATACAACTGCGATATAAATTCCTATTGAAGTCATCATTATCTACTCTGTTTCTCCTAAGATAGACTTAAACACATAATCTAAGTTTGTTCCTGTAGCTCCACAGTATAAAAGTAGTTTCAGCCCTAACTCTTGGGCTAACACTGTTGTTTTATTATCTAGTTCAAAGGTGCAGGTAGCACTACCATCTTGATGCTCAGTCAGTTCTGTAACTTTCATTGTACCTATCTCACTCATTACACTAAGTCCACTATCTCGCAGCTACCTGAACTGCAAGCTAAAGTCTGACTACCTGATGTATTGTCTTCACTCTCGTACTCAGAAAGCAATGACCAATCAATTCTGTTAGGCATAACACCTAACATCTCTAGGTAACCTGTCTTGTCACACTCTTGGTAGGGTGCTTGTAGGTATACATGATTATTGTAAGGTAAGAAAGATACACCTGACATTTCATCAAAGTGTTCATAGACAAATGCACCTACAGTAAGCCATTCTTCACCCTTAACATTAATAGTTACAGATGGTTTGTGTTCACACCAGTGACGTTGGTAAGCTAACCACATCTGAAGCTGTTCGATAGCTGACATATCAGATGTAACTACAGCATTGTTAGGAGCCTTCATAGGAAAACTAAACACTGTAGTTTGTTTAGGCTTACCTGCACAAGGTTCATTAGGTATACCTTGGTCAATCATAAACTTTGTCAGTGGGTCTTTGTTGTCACACCTTACAGTCCTGATGTAATACTCAGAGTGTCTAGCATGTATTCCTGATGCACTGTCAACAAGCTGCGACACAGTACCTGATGGTTTAACACATGTAATAGCTGTTGATACAGGTATGTCTAATCGTTTAGCCCATGTAGCATTTGTATCTACAGCTATCTGTTTAAGGTGAGCAAGAGTCTTATCTAAACCTTTGTTCTTCAAGGTCATCAAAGGATTGTCCACGATACCTGTAAGTGACACACCCAACAGTCTCTCTTCTTCTGTGTTATCTTTCCAGATCTTACGCAAGTAAGGGAACTTAGTATAACTAGACTGGATAGTTCCTAGTATTGCAGCTAACCGTACCTTCTCAGACAGTGTATCTAAAGTATCTGTTGCTCGTACTACAACTTCAGTTAAGTTACAGAACTGTGATGGTCTAAGTATGATCTCACTACAAGGGTTAGTTCCGAACTCATAGTCAGCATCACGTCTACCATTCTTAGATGCTTGTTTCTTAGATGCCTGACGATTAAAGATACCTCGTTCACCTGAACCTGACTCTACCAGTGCCAGCCATTCTCTCATAAACGATAAGCTGTCAGGTTTCTCAGTATATGACACAGAGTTGTTAGCTAAGGATCTTTGACCATTACGAACTATATTTTTCTCTGGTTCATCCCACCAAACACCTGACTTAGCATGTCTCATGCGATCATCTGACAGGTTACTTAAAGAAATCATAGCTGACCTACGTACACCACCTACAACAACTACTGCTCCTATCTTACACATGACATCGTGACATTCAATTGAGTTTATTCTACGTCCTTGTGCTCCAAGGAATGTCTTAATGGTAAAGTTAAACAGCTCTTCTAATGGAGCAGGGCCTGATGCTCTACCACCAAACGTCTTCAAAGGTGCACCTGCTGGACGTACCTTAGATACATCCCATGTTGGTATCTCACCACTGTATAATAATGCAATCACCTGTCGAAAAGCCTTAGCCCAACCTTCTTTGCTGTCTTTGACAACGATTGTAGTCTCACTCTCAAACAACTTAGGTACTTCAGGTAGCTTCTGTATTGACTGACGTTCAACTGAGAATCCAACACCAGTACCACACAACGAGATAAACATAGCCTCATCGAATGCTTTGATGTCATCTACAGCTAAGTAGCTACAGTTGTACATACATGTGTTGTCCCTGTCAGCTGCCTTACCTGCTGTCATTAAAGATCTCATGCTAGGCATTACATCTAAACTTAGGATAGCTGTCTCTAGTTCTTTCCTAGTGACAGTGTCTACAAGCTTACCTATAATATTCTTTGTGTATCTTTCAACAGTCTCATCCCAGGACTCACGTCCCTTACCCTCTATGTACTTAGCATAACGTGACTTGTGTATGAATGATTGATAATCTGTTGGTAAGTAGTTATCCATTAGTGTGTATCCCCTCTATCTTGTTTATCTTCTTTAAACCATATCATACGATCTATGTCGCCCCGATTAAGTCCTATGTCTTCTAGCTCACGATCTGTTAACCTATTTAAATGCTTAACTGCATCTCTATGCATTTCCCATGTAACCATATAGTTGATGAACCTATACCACCAACGTCCTATTGCTCTTAATATTCTCATCTCTTATCCCCTGATCCTTTTATGACACCACGTTCATATCTATCTGACAACTTATCTATATTCCTATTTGCTAACTTAGATAAGCTGGTATTATGCTGTCTAGCAAACTCACTAACAAACCAGAGCACATCTCCTAGCTCATCTAGTATGTCACCATGTGGGTATGACATACCATCTTTACGATACCACTTAGCTAACTTACCTGTCAGCTCACCAACCTCAGAAGCTAAACCTAAACTTAAATATTCTAATGCTCTATTCGCAGGGTAAATAGCTGTTGTTGCAGCTTCCTTTTGGTACTCATCTAAAGTCTTAACTTTATTCATTCCTCTATCCTTTTCCACTCTTCCATTTCTACATCGAGATTAAAGTAATCGTCCATGTCTATTCTCTTTTCTTCTACTAGCCATGACACCACAAAGTCTTCTGGTATTTCGTTCTGTTCTAGTAAAAGTTCTAGTCCATAATTAAGGACAAGAGCACGAATCTTACTATCAAAATCAAACATTGTCAATCACCTTTTTCTTTTCTTTTGTCCATTCGACAGGAATAATTTCTTTAGCATACTTGAACCCGTTCTTATCACACCAGTCACCATATGTAGTCTTAGAACCCTTGTATAATTTCTGGTTAGGGTTGCTGAATACAAATCTTATGTCATGTTCTGGGTGTTGTGCTTTAACCATCAGGTGTTTGGTTCTATCTGAATGAATGAACCGCCCTTTGGTTTCTATTATGATACCGTTACTCAGCACGAAGTCAGGGGTATATGTTTTAAATCTTAGGTCTTGCCATTTGATACGCATCTTCTCGTATTCAAACTTGATCTTTAGTTTCTTGAGGTAGGCTGCTGTCCTCTTCTCTAAGCCTGATCTGAAACGCATTTAGGTGGCTCCCATATTTGATTCTCGTAACGTCGAAGCCAGAGTAGTCTAGCATTCTCTATCACCCTTGCTTCCTCACCACTGTAGGAACGTAAGCATTCCTCATACATACCAGCCTCAGTTGTACAGTCAGCCAAGATCTTCTCAGCTTTTTTAGGGCCAATACCGTACAAGCCAATGATATTGTCAGCCGTGTCACCTGTAAGTATCTGTGTATAGAAGAAACGTAAGCCTTCAAACTCACCCATCTCTGTCATGGTACGTCTGTTAGGGTTATAGTGTGAGCATGGTATCTGCAACATGTCCTTGTCTATAGATATGACAATAGATTCTTTGCCGTAGTTGGTAGCCCATATACCACATAAGTCATCAGCTTCTTCATCTACTGACACAATAGCATTCCAGTTGTCTATCATGTGCTGACGTATAGCTTGTAGGTGTTGAGGTTTCTCTGCGTTCTTTCTGTTACCCTTGTACTCATGGGTAATAGCATAGTCAAATCTAAAGTTACCCTTGCCTGTCAGGAATACATGGTACTGCCCAGGGTCTAGTTCCCACATCACTTCGTTAAGTGACTGCTCAAGTATCTCGTCTAGTTTATCTAGTGCATCCTCAACAGGATCGTTCTCACATGAGAAGGCTGCTCGGTATGCAAACGGATCACCATCTACCAATACTTGCTTAGGTTTCATCTTCATTGGTACAATCCTTTAATTAAAAGGAGCACCCCAATTAAGGGATGCCCAAGTCGGGGAGGGAAATCTTACCAACGATCTTCTGTGGCTAATTCTTGATAGGGTACATGCTCTAAGATACCAATCTTCTCAAGGCGTACAGATGCTGTTGATCCTTCACCGTAGATAGACAGCTTAACCTTAGCTGTTGTACCATTACCTAGTGCACCATCAACAATGGAATCCCACTGTGTACTTGTAGTACCCTTGGTTACAGCAGGTGCACCACCGAAGTCATCAATGCCTGATGGGTGTACGTTAGGGCGTTTAAGTTTCATACCCATCTTACCATCTGCTGCATCAATAGGTTTAATCATTTGATTACCCATTGCTGTCTCAGGGAAACCCATAGCAATCATACGATTAACTTCGTCACTATCTATAGGTACAAACATGGTGTTGTACTGACCTTGGGTAGCTTCGTGGTACTCTGAGTTGTCCATGTTGTCTTGGAACAAACGAGCATAGTAAAGTGATCCTTCGAATACACCGTACTTTGTTTTCTTTTTCTCAGCCATAATATTTTCCTTTACTTATCTTCTGACTATTATATTTGCTTAACTTAACTGTAATAGTTTGTCAAGTAAATTAGTGAGTGTCTCTCCAGTTGCGTCCGATGTCTGTCGAACCTGCTAACGGACAGACCATATTGAATTTCTTTCCGATGTCAACGAAAGACTGACGTTGTAATGCACCTAACTCTTCAGCTGTTGCATAATTACCACACACCTCAGTCTGCCATTCGTCGTGCGGCCATGTGACAAGCTTAAAGTCTATGCCTTTAGCCTTAGCTTGGCGTACCCATTGCAGAGCTGAGTGTTTCATAATGACAGACTCACCATTCTGCAGCATACCTGCTAGTGTCTTATGTTCTGATGGTACTAGAACCTTACGCCCATCCATACCCTTGAACCAACCTCGTTTAGCTATGTGTGGTATCACTTTCTTCTTGAGGTTTGCAAGCCCTTGTATTGATTGCATAAAGTTCTCGACACACTGGCTCGCCTCACGTTGGTTGACCCTTAGTATCTGTGCTATCTTACCTGTACCTGCCCCTAGAAGGAATGCATAGATGAAAGTTTTGGCATCATCTCTTGTTATGTGTGACATGCCCAGTGCTTTCTTGTTCAGGTTGTGTATGTCAGTCTCGTTCTC